AAGAAGATATTAGCTATCCAGTAGTTGTAAGACCTACTAATCATTCTCAAGGTAAAATGTTTTTCTTATGTAATAATGAAGACGAACTTGAGAGAGCAATAGACAGAATACATTTTCTAGATAAAGACTTTTATATATCTGAGTATATCAACAAAGATAGAGAGTTTGGTGTATTTGTATTCAATGATAGAGTAACTTCTGTAATAGAAAAAGTCCCAAAGACTGAAGAAGCTAAAAAAGCTCATGCTTGGAATGTAGCGCAAGGTACTCATAGATTTGAAAATGTCAAATGGACAGACTGGAATGTAAAAGTATGTAAACTAGCTTTACAAGCAGTAAAAGTTTTAGGACTAGATTTTGGCAGAGTAGATATAATAACAGACTCTGAAGACAATGCTTATGTCTTAGAAGTTAATTCTGCACACAGTCTAACTTCTGAGTATAGACAAAAAGTATTTGCTAAGTGTTTAGACTATTATATTTCTAATGGTCCAGTTCAGAATGAATTGGTATTCAAGAGTATAAATAGTTTTAAAGGACTTATTCATCCAGCACTTAGGCCAAATAAAAAAGGTTATAATTTATAATCTTTGTAATTTTTTTCGTAACTTTAAACTTAATTAAATGACTAAGTTAAAAATAAAAAACGTAGAATTTGAAAATAATGCAGTAGGAGATCCTTTATATAACTCTCAAGGATTTGGACACTGGCAAGTATTTGGTAGATTTAATTTTACATTTGAAGGTGAAACAAAAGTATATTATATCTGGATTAGTGATATTTCAGGTGGGTGTGGACCAGCCAGTCTTTCTAAATACCCTTGTATAAGTTCTGAAAAGAATGTAGATATTACAATAGCTATGATTAAATATCTTATGGACCTTAGTGCAAAGAGAGGCAAGCCATTTATACACCATTATAACTATTTCACTATTACTCAAGGGTGGTATGAATATGATAGTGAGTCTAAATATTTTAGAAAAGAGCTAAAAAAATTAGGCTTTCACGAGCATCTAAGTACTCATGCTAGGCATTCTAGTGTATCTACAGAAGATGAATATTTTGATACAGACCATAGTGAATTTCAAAGCTTTTTTGTTTTAAACTTAGACCATTATTACAAAAATGCCTTTGAAGATTATGATGATTATCTAGAAAAATTAGAAACAATAGAAGATTTAGAACTTTAAGAAATGATTTATTTTATAACAGACAAAACACAAATACAATATTATGATAGAGATTTAAATTTTACTAATTTAGATGACTGCTTATTTTATCTAAAAGATAAAAAAGTAATAGGTTTAGATATAGAGACTTCTCGTAAATATAAAAAATATAAGTACAGAGAAGATATATATAAACCAGGCTTAGACCCTTATTTCTCTAGGATTTGTATGCTTCAGATAGGTGACTTGGATAATCAATATATTATTGATGTTAGGTTTGTAGACATATCTCCATTGAAATCTATATTAGAAGACAAGAGTATTTTAAAGGTAGGTCATAACTTAAAGTTCGAGACAAAACATTTGTTATTAAACCACGATATTTTTATACAAAATATCTGGGATACTATGATTTGTGAGAGAGTCTTATATAATGGCGAGAGAATAAAATATTCTTTGGAAGCTTTGATGAAAAGACATCTAGGCTATTCTAATAGAGAAGAACTATCACTATTTGATATGTATAATGAAGATGAAGAATACGAAGAGTATGAGTCTTTATTTAACTTCTTAGATGGTAAGAAAGAAAAACTATATGTAGACAAGAGTATTAGAACTCAGTTTATAGAGATAGGTAACACTCCTTTTACTAAAGAACAAATAGAGTATGGTGCTACAGATATTATAACACCTCTGCAATTAAGAGAAATTCAATTAAAAGGTAGGATGATAGCAGAAGATGATTTCTACTTACCTGAAGTTGGATTTAAACTAGAGAATGCTTTTGTACCTATATTAGGTAGAATAGAACTTAGGGGTGTATCTATCAATCAAGACAGATGGGTAGAGTTAGCAGATGAAAACTTTAATATCTATTTAGAGAAAAAAGATAGGCTAGACAAATGGGTTACTGAGAATCATACTCAGTTTACCATAAGTGACTTATTCGAAGGGACTAAATGCAATATAGATTGGAAGAGTCCCAAATCTGTAGTAGAGTTTGCTTTGTATTTAGGAATATGTCCTAAAGAAAAGTCTAAATTTACTGGAGAAGAAGAGTATACTGTTGGAGCAAAGGCTATGTTTAAATTGTTAACCAATGAAAATAAAGAAAACTTTTTTGCAGGTAAAGAATTAGAATTTAAAAGTGCAGATGATTATCAGGCTTTTATAACTAATTTCTTACTATTAAAAAAGTATCAGCAGTTGACTACAACATTTGGCAAAGAGTGGCTAAGATATATCCACCCTATTACTGGCAAAGTATATTCTAACTTTATTCAACTAATGAATACAGGCAGAATGAGTTCTACATCTATTAATTTGCAACAGATACCTAATGGTAAAGAGTGGAGAAAAATGTTTATTCCTGATGGAGGATATGATATGATAGCTACTGACTATTCAGCTCAAGAAGTTAGAGTAGGAGCAGAAGTTACTAACAATAAAACATTGCAATCTCTTTTTACTGAAGGGCATCCTATATTTGGTACTGATGTGCATTCCTTGACTGCTACTAATATGTTTAAAATTATAAAGGCAGATGAGTCTTTTATATGTGACAAGGAAGTAAACAAAAAGGAAAGGAATGTAGCTAAGGCTATGATATTTAAGATATTCTACGGTGGCTCTGAATTCACTATTAGTATGGATTTAGGAGTTAGTCTAGATGAAGCTACTAAGTTTTATAAAGCATTCTTTCAAGCTTATCCAGGACTTCAAGAAGACTTTGACACTACTAAAAAGCTAGTGATAAAGAGAGGTTGGATAGAGCTAGATAAGTATACTAAGAAAAGATATTTTTATCCTGACTTTGGTAAAATGAAGAGAGCTTATGAAAAAGCAATGTCTTATTATCCAGAAGGTTATAATTATTTAACCTATGAAGAAAAGCAGATTATAAAGAGTAGATTAAAAGAAGAACACCCTGAGTTATCAGGTTATTGGAAAGAATACATGATTTTAAAAGGCAAATTAGAAAGAGCTGCGTTGAATTATAGAATTCAAGGTACTTCTGCTACTATGACTAAATTAGCTACTATATTAGTTGACAAGGACTCTTCCTTAGAAGAAGGTGTACTATTACTTGTACACGATGAGATAGTTCAACAATTTAATCAAGACAAGTCAGAACAGATGGCAGAGTTCACTATTGAATGTATGAAAAAAGCAGGTACTTATTTTTGTCAAAATGTCCCTATGGATGCAGAAACAGCTGTAGGAGACCATTGGATACACTAAAAAATAATAAAATGTCAGAAAACTTAAAAGAACAAGATTATTATGAGTATGATACATATTCAGAAGAAGACTACGTCAGAGATGTAGCAAGAGAGCAAATTATTATTGAGATGTCACAAAGAGAACTTATGTATGACAACCTAAGAATGAGAAAAGTCCGACAGGATTTTGAAAAGATAGAATTTTAAAAATAAAATGAACGAGAATTTATTAAATAAACTGAAAAATTTTAAGATAAATGGAAACCACTTAATGATTATGTCTCTGCTTAAAGCAGGAGAAAGTGTTAAAGAATTTGCTTGGACTTTCCAAGTAAAAATGACAGAATTTCAATACTTAATTAGAAAAGGAGTTTTAGAAATGGAGAGAGTAGGTAATACTTTTAACTTTGATGAAGCTTCCTTGACTAAATTAGGTGAGAAAATGTTAGATGAACTAGAAAGATATAGTTCAGATGAAAAAGTTTCTACGTCAACACAGAAAGTAAATAAAATTAAGAAAGAAGAAGACTTAGATTGGTTAGAAGAATGGAGAGATTTATTTAAAGATAAGAAGCCAGGTGGCGCAGGTAACAAGCAAGGCTGTTACAAGAAAATGAAAGTATTTTTAAGTGAGAATCCAGATGTAACTAAAGAAGAGATCTTTGCAGCTGCAGAAGCTTACTTTGATTCGTTAGATAATTTGAAATATATGCAACAAGCTGACTACTTTATTAGTAAAGGTACTGGTCAGAATGTAAGCTCTAGATTATCTCAATGGGTTGAGTATGTCAAAGAAGAAGGTCTTCAGCAAAAACAAGATTGGCATGAAACAATTTAATTTTCAGAAACATGTTGAAAGAATAAAAGAGAACAAAGCTAAAATAGAAAGTGGTTCTTATAACTGTATACCTTTCACAGAGAAATTTCCTAGATTGAGTACATATTTACCTGGTATTATAAAAGGTACTTATTACATCGTGACAGCAAATTCAGGTGTTGGTAAAACACAGTTGACTAAGTATATGTTTGTAAGAACACCCTATGATTTTATTAAAAATCACCCTGAAACAGGTCTAAAGCTAAAGATAATTTACTTTGCTTTAGAAGAATCTTTAGAAGAATTTATTAATACCATAATAGTAGCTTGGCTTGCAGAGACATATAATATACACATAGATGTTTTGGCATTACAGAGTATGTTAGAGTCTCTACCACAAGATATAATAGATAAGATAGAAGAAGGTAAGAGATATTTTGAAGATTTGTTTGAGTGTGTAGATGTAGTAGATTCTGTAAGTAATCCTTATGGAATGTACAAATATTTAAGAGAGTATTCTAATAATAATGGACATCATTATTGGACTCAGTTAAACTTACAAGGAGGAGAAGAAAAGTTATTTATCACTCATGATAAGTATGAATCCTTTGATAAGGGTAAAAAGTCTAATTGGAAATATTCTCATTATGAACCACATAATCCAAATGAGTATGTTGTTGCAATATCTGACCATATTAGTTTATTAACTCCAGAAACAGATTTTAATACTGGACAAAAGATGAACTTGCATGGTACTATGGGTAAATGGTCTGCAGATTACTGTAGAAAGCAAATAACTAAACATTGGAAGTATGTTGTTGTGAATGTACAACAGCAAGCTGCTGCAGCAGAGAATGTTGACCACTTTAAAGCTAATAAATTAGAACCTTCATTGGCTAATTTGGCAGACAATAAGTTGACAGCAAGAGATGCTTTAGTAATTATTGGTTTATTTGCCCCTGATAGATACGAGTTAAACAAGTATATGGGGTATGATATTATAACATTAAAAGATAACTTTAGAAGTCTTTTAATATTGAAAAATAGGATTGGCAAACCTAATTTAAAGTTGCCACTCTTCTATGACGGTGCAGTCAATCTCTTTAAAGAGATGCCTAAACTTGATGAAGAAGAGAAACTAAGAAAAGTCTACGAATTTGTAGATAAAAAACAAAAAAGATAAAAATGTCAAAAGCAGCATTAATTGTAGGAGAGAGTGGTACAGGTAAAAGTACATCTGTATCATTTTTAGATCCTAAAGAAACTTTTATTATTAACGTACAAGGTAAAGATTTACCTTTTAGAGGGTACTCTAAGAATTATACACCTATACCAGAAGAAGGACCACCTTCAGAAGGTAATTTATTAAATACATCAGACCCAAAGCTTATTTCAAAGGTTGTAGTGTATGTATCTGAGAATAGACCAGAGATTAAGAATATCATTATAGATGACTGGCAATATGTAGCAGCTACAGAATTTATGAATAAAGCAGAGCAAAAGGGCTTTGACAAGTTTACTAGCATAGGTAAAAATATATGGACTATTGCCTATCTACCTAAACTTTGCAAGAGAGATGATTTAATGTTATTCTATCTTACACACTCAGAGTCTGCAGTAGATGAGACTACAGGTGGAAGATATATGAAGGCTAAAACTGTAGGTAAGTTGGTAGATAATGTAGTAACCTTAGAAGGTATGTTTACTATCGTACTATTTACAGATGTTGAGAAAACAAAAGAAGGAGTTAATTATTCTTTCTTAACACAAAATACAGGTAGTAATACTGCAAAATCTCCAATGGGTATGTTTGAAACATTAAAAGTACCTAATGATTTAAATATGGTAAGAAACACTGTATATGAATATTATAATTAAAAAATTGAATACAAATAAAAAAATAAACACAAATGAGTAAATTTAATACAAAAGGCAAAGAAGTTAAAGAAGAAGTGAAAGTAAGCAAATGGTTAGAGCCATTGAAAGCACATGTAGCAATGATTGATGAAGTAGAATATTTTGAGTCTAGTCAAAAGTCAACTCCAGGTATGAAGGTTATCTTTAGAGGTAAGCCTATGGCAGAGTTGGAAGGTGTAGGTCAAAAAGCAGAAGAGACTTTGTGGCTAAGTGATGCAGCTTATGAGTATACAGAGAGAACTTTGTTACTTATTGTTGATAAGATGGGAGTAAGAGCAGAATTTGACAATTTGACTAGTCAGATTAATGCTAATATGTCTCCTGCAGAACAAGCACAAGCTTATGTAAATGCATTTGCTACTGTAACTAGAAATAAACCTATGACTTTTATCTTTGGTGGCGAAGAAATTATGCTAACTAATGACGAAGGTGAAAGAAACATTTGGGTAAAACCTGCTTTAGCTAGATATGGTTTTGTAGGTCAAACTAATGAGCTAGAAGACTACCAAGGTAGAGTAGAAAAACTAGGAGATAAACTTTTAAGAAAATTAGAAGTTGAAGCTACTACTACTACTGCTTCTGACATCACTAGTACTACTACAGCAGATGAAATTGAATGGTAATATATTGAATAATAAAAAAATTGAAAGAAAGATGAGATTTGTAATTGTAACAACTATATTATTCTTAGCTTCTTGCGGTACAGGTACAACTACAGAAGTAGCTACTGATGTAGTTACTGATACAGTAGTGGCTGTAGATACAGTTACTGTTGATACAGTAACAGTTGACACAGTAGTTGAAACTGTAACTGACACAGTAGCAGCAGAGTAATATTAATAATTTTATTTAATTAATAATGTAGGGGGCAGGGAAACTTGCCCCTTATATTTAATGTATGTGTATGAAATTTAGAACAAAAGATAAAGTACCTTATTTGACATCAGAAGCTATTCTAGCTAAGACATCTGAAGCAGAGATATACAGACACTATATAGGAGACTTTTATGTAGGCAGTGTAATGAATGCTCCATACAGGAAAGATAGTAACCCTTCTTTTTCTGTATACTACAATAAAGCAGGACAGCTGAAATGGAAAGATTTTGGCAAGAATAAAAGTGGTGATGTATTTAACCTTTTAGAGCTTATACTAAATGTTGATTTCTATTCTGTATTGAAAGACATAGACTCTAGTATGAATCTAGGTTTAAGTATAGAACCTGCAGGTCCTAGAATAGAGTATGATTCTTATAAAAATGTAGAAAAGTCATATTCTTATGGAAGTTATATACAAAGAATTGTACAAAACTTTACTACATCTGACAAATTATTCTGGAAATCTGGTAATATAAGTAAGAAAACTCTAGACTATCTAGAAATAATGTCTACTAAAAAGCTTTTCCTAAATGGTACATTAGTATGGCAGTATGCACATGATAATCCTATCTACTCTTGGGAGTATAATGGATTAATTAAAGCATACAGACCATTAGAAGATAACCCTAGATTTAAATGGATTACTAATTTTAAAACAGAAATTCAGGGTTATAATAAATTACCAAAAACAGGAGAATTATTATGTATAACTAAATCTATGAAAGATATAGCTGTCTATCATGAGATAGGCATCCCAGCTATTGCTCCACAGTCAGAACATATTGTGATTGCAGAAGATGTAATTTTAGAGCTGAAAGAAAGATTTAAATACATATTTACCAATTTTGATAATGATGAGACAGGCTTAGCTTTGAGTGATAAGTATACAGATTTGTATCAGCTACCTAGTCTTATACTTCCAGAATACAAAGACCCTTTTGAATACTCTCAAAATAAAGGGTTAATAGAATTTGAGAGAGAAATATTTAAATAAAAAAAGATGAGACAATTTAAAATTTGGGTATGTTTTGTACCTATGTTACTACTTTGGCTCTTTGCATTTCCAATTAACGCTATTTTATTATTTATACCTCAGCATGTATACAAGTTTATAACAAGAGGTAGAAGTTTAATGGATGATGCAGAAGAGTTTTCTATATGGGTAACAGATTTTTAAAACAATATTACTATGTTAAATAAAGTAAAAGATAAAATACAGCAAGATGCTGAAAAGAAGTGGATTAAGAATGGACACAGGGGTTTAATAGCTTTGTGTACAGGTGCAGGTAAGAGTAAAATCTTTGTAAACATTGCTGTAAATAATCCAAAAGAAAAGTGGCTTTTAGTAGTTCCTACAGAAAAATTAAGAGATGAGAACTGGGCTGATGAGTTTATCAAATGGAAAAAGAAGACTAGATTTAATTCCATTGATAGAGCTTGTTATGCTAGTTTGTCTAAAATAGATGTAAGTAAGTATGATGGTATTTGTTTAGACGAGTGTCATAATATTACAGAAAAGAATTCTGCTGAGCTATCTAACTACGAAGGTAAATTACTTTGTCTAACTGCTACTCCTCCAGAAGAAGATGTAAAGAAAGACATTTTATACAAAGATTTAAAATGTAAAGTAGTAATGCATATTCCTTTGGATGAAGGTGTAAAACTAGGGATTGTTAGTCCTTATAACATTACAGTTATTGAAGGCTTCTTAGATAGTACTACTAAAAATATAGAGACAGGTAGTAAAACAAAGAAATGGAAATCAACAGAGTTTGATGTCTACAGATATAAATCTGAAGTCATTAGAAAGATGACTTTTTCTAGAAAGCCTGTTCCTAAGTTTATGTACTTAGACAGAATGAGATTTGTATATAATCTACCTTCTAAGACTATCAATGCTAAAAAAGTATTAGATACTATTCCTAAAGATGAGAGAACTCTAATCTTTTGTGGTAGTATAAAACAAGCAGAAGAGCTTTGTGAAAATAGTTGGCATAGTCAGAGTACTAAAGACAACCTAAAGTTATTCAAAGAAGGTAAGATTAATAGACTATCAGCTGTAAAGATATTAAATGAAGGTGAGAATATTCCTAATGTAGATAATATCTTTATTGTGCAGTTAGATAGTAGAGCTAGAAATCTTATTCAAAGAATAGGTAGGGGAGTTAGATTTAGAAAAGGTCATACTGCTAATATTTATATTTTAGTAGCTATGCAGACTCAAGATGAAAGCTGGCTTCAAAAGGCAACAGAAGACTTAGATTCTTCTAATATTAAATACACTTCAATAAATAATTATGGCTAAGAGTAAAAATTTAAAACAATGGTTAGCTAAACTAGATTGTGAGGAAGAGATAAATGAAATCTTTAGGAATCTAGTCTTACTATCAAGTGAGCAAGGTAAGAAGATTGTACCTGCAAGAGAGAATGTCTTTAGAGCATTTGACTTAACTTCTATAGATGATGTTAGGGTGGTTATCTTAGGACAAGATCCTTATCCTCAGATAATTAACAAAGTACCAGTAGCACATGGACTAGCATTTAGTTCTAATGTAGAGCAGTTTAGGCCAAAATCATTAGAGAATATCTTCAAAGAAATAGAAGATAGTGTCTTTGATGGCTTTGATTTAAATATTGTGTCTAGGTCTGTTAATCTAGAGGATTGGGCTAGACAAGGTGTTTTATTACTTAATACTAGTCTAACTACATTTGTAAATGAGCCAGGTGCTCATATTCATCTGTGGAAAAAGTTTACTTTAAGAGTAATAGAATACTTAAATGAGTATAGGAGTGGTCTTATATTTTGTTTATGGGGTAATCACGCAAAAGGTTATGCTAAATACATAAATAAAGAATCACACTATATTTTAGAAAGTGGACATCCATCTCCTTTAAGTGCTAATAAAGGACATTGGTTTGGAAACAAACACTTCAAAGAATTAAATACAATTTTAGAAAAATTAAATGGAAAAGAAAGTTGTATTAATTATTATTAATTAAAAAATTAAATAAAATGAGTAAAATACTTAATGAAAAGTTTTATAATGCATTAAATACAGAATTAAAATTAAAATGGCGAGATGGTTATTTAGAGTATAGAACAGAAGAACAACTAGAAGACTATCTTTCAAAATTTAGTAGTAGTTTTTATACGTTTATAAACCATAGTTTTACTTGGTCTGATACTGCACAAGGCCATGAATTTTGGTCAAATATTTCTATAGATTTAAATGATTTTGTAAACTCTCAAGTAATGAGTAATTCTGAATCAATTAAAGTCTATGTAGTAGGTGACGATAGAGATTATTTCTATTGGTTAAGAAAAAGTGACAAATTCAATTATCTGTACGAAGAAGATATATACAAAAGTGATTTAGTAATATTTACAGGTGGACAAGATGTACACTTTTCTTTATATGCTGATGAAAATAACGAAGAGTTTTCAGGAAGTCACTATAGTATAGAAAGAGATTTAGAAGAGATAATGGAATATAACATAGCAACTGAGTTAGGACTGAAGAAGTTAGGTATCTGTAGAGGTGCACAGTTTCTTTGTGTACAAGCAGGTGGTACTCTAGTACAAGATATGAAACATCCAAGTCGTCATACTATTTTAGATAGAGCAGGAAAAGAGATAAGAGTAACTTCTTCTCATCATCAGGCTGCAGTACCTCCTAGTGATAGTTCTATCTTAGGATTTACTGACTTATGTAAATCTGCTTGGATAACATCTTATAATCAAAAGTATGATGTAAATGTAGAGAATGTATGGTATCCTAGTGACAATTCTTTGGGAATACAAAGTCATCCTGAGTGGCAAGATTCTTTTGAGAATAAATACTTTGTAGATTTAGTAGATGATTTTATGTCTGATAAAGGATTCTTTAAGGATAAGAAAGATCTATTTACAAAAGAAGATGCTTTAAAAATGTTAGAAAAAGAACTTGTTTAAAATTTAAAAATTAAAAAATGAATATAGAACTTGAAATAGATAATATAGAACTTCATAAGATACCTTTTGAAGAAGCTACTCACAAAGGAGTATGTTATACTTTGTACAATTCTAAATTTGAAAGTATATTTCCATTGTCTCACTGTAAAGACTTTTTTAATGAGTTGTGGTATGCTTATTTTGAGAAGGATATGCCTGATTATGTCTATCAGTACAGACCAGAAGAAGAAGAAATTAAGAGAATAGACTCTGTTACTAATTTTCTTTTGTTTACTGGAGATAGTGGTACTAATCTAGTAAGAAATATTCAGCTTATAGATAACAAAGAGTATGTTGTAGAGTATATCTACAATGCAGTTGAAAGAATACTAGGAAACACTAACATTATTAAAAATGTAGAAGTTTCAGAACGTGGTTTATTAATATCAGTTAGGACTTATATTTTTAAGTATTCTACTATTAATAGTTTATTGACTTATATATTTAGATCTGCTTTAGAAGCAGGTGAGTATATGCAAAGTGACGTAGATAAACTTACTAATTTACTAATAGATTCTGATCATGTATATTATCCTCAACATTTAAAATTCAAAGAGATTATTAATACTCCTCTATTATTAAGAAATTTAAGAGTATTTACTTGGGCTAATTTTGATTACAAGAATAATATCAAACTTAAAAATACTGTAGAGTTTCCAAAAAGGAAGGTTAACCTTCATAATGAATCTGGATTTGTGTCTTATATAAAACATTTAAGTCAAAATCCAAAAAATATTGTTAATACTTATTTACAAAACACAAATAAAAAGAAATTAAAATGAAAAATGAATTAATTGCATTAGGGTCTGACCCAGAATTGTTTTTAAAAGATGAAGATGGTAGAAACTATCCTTCTGAACATTTTATAAAAGGTGATAAATATTCTCCTGAAGATAAAGGAGATGGATTTTTCCTTTTATGTGACAATGTTATGGTAGAGTTTAATACTCCTCCATCTTATTCTCTAGGAGAGTGGATGGATAACCATAAAAAAGCATTGGATATGATTAGAGCAGAATTACCTGAGTATATTTACTTAGATATAGCTGCATCTAGAACCTTTGAAAAGCAGTTTTTAAAGTCAAAATTGGCTAAAACATTTGGCTGTGCTCCTGATATGAACTGCTGGACTTTGGATAATAATGTATCTCCTAGTTCTAGAAATCTTTTAAGAACTGCTGCAGGTCATATACATATATCTTATACTGATGCAACTATTATGCAGAGTATTAAGATAGCTAAGTTATGTGACTATTTCTTAGGCCTACCTTCTTTGTTCTTAGATAAAGATGTAGACAGAAGAAAGATGTATGGTAAGGCAGGTGCTATTAGACTAAAGTCTTGGGGCTTTGAGTACAGAGTATTATCTAACTTTTGGTTGGCTAGTCCAGAGTATACTAAGTGGGTATATTTACAGACTAAAATGATATTTGAGTTTCTACATGACAATCCTGATTTTGATTTTGCAGATATGGATGACGTAGTAGATGCTATCAACAACTATGACTTAGAGAAAGCTCAGTCAGTAATGAATAAGTATAAAGACTATTTTGTAACTATTAAACAAGAATTATATGTATAATTGTTTATTTTATGGCTCTCTGAGAAAAGGAGAGTACAATGAATCCTACTTTAATAAAGGTGGGTTTAATTTCATTTCTACAGTAAAGATACCAGGATACAAATTATACTCCTTAGGGGTATATCCAGGAATAAAACGAGGAGATAAATCTGATTTTATCATTTGTGATGCGGTACAAATAGAAGACAAACAACTATTTACATCTATACATCTTATGGAACTAAGTGCAGGATATTCAGTTGATAATATCAAACTGAATCTAAATGGCAAAGAAGAATCTTATGTTCTATATGTATATGATGGAAAAGTAGAAAAAGAATGTCTAGTAGAAAGTGGAGACTGGGTTAAATTTAATAACAAAAAAGAAGAAACAATATGTGTGGACTAATAGGCTATGTAGGTAAAAATCCTAACTTAGATAAATTAAAAATAATGGCTATTTACAATGACTCTAGAGGTGGAGATGGCGTAGGTTTTGTAATAAATGATACTATTTATAAGTATAACAAAACTGGTCAATATGACTTTCAAGATGTATTTGAGTATTCTTCTATAAATGAAGAGTTTACTTTAGAAAGTCCTAGTAAAGAGCAAGTAATTTTAATGCACTCTAGGAAAGGTTCTGTAGGGTCTATTGTAGGTACTGATAATAATCACCCCTTTGAGTTGAAAAATGAAGGAGGTGATTGTTTGATTGGTGTACACAATGGAACTATCAAGAATATAAAAGATTTAGCTTCTAAACATGGGATTACAGATGAAGAACTAGATAAGTTAGGTAAGACAGATAGTGAGCTTTTGTTTTATATTATAAACAAAACTCAGAGCTATGAAGTGTTATCTTACTATGAAGGTGGAGCTGCTTTACTTTGGTATAATCCAGAGAATCCTAAAGAGCTTTTTGCATTTAAAGGTGCATCTGATTCTGCTAAAAGCTCTGGTTATAACTATACTTATTGGAATAGTTATTCTACACCTGGTCCTGCAGAAGAGAGACCTCTATACTTAGTTATGACTAAGAATGGTACTTATTTTTCTTCTATAAAGGCTTCTTTATATGCTGCAGGTTTTCCTATGGAAAGCATTAGAACAGTAGAGTCTAATACAGTATATACATTTAGAAAAGGTGAAGTAAAGAATACTGTAAAGATAGAAAGACAAACTCCTTACTATGTTCCAAAGCAAACTAAAGAGTTTAGTACATTTTCTCCAAAAGATGATGATACGGTTAGTATAAAGAATAATCTATATTATCACGAAGGACTTAAGATGAATGGATTTTATTGGATAGAAGAAGATGACCTTTCTGCTTATTTGATAGAAGAGCTAGATGGCTTTGTTAAAAATATAGAATACTATATAGGTGGCATGTTTAGTGATATATCTAATGATGTAGGTTATTATCTTTTCTATCAAGGTTATTTGATTAAAAATCTTGAGACAAATACTTTACAAAGATTTGCAATTGAAATAACTAAGTATCCTAATTTGCATGCTTTTCCTAATATGCTTAGTAAGTTTACAGCAAATCCTGTTCTAAACTATCAAACTCTTAAGGTTATTGATTTACCTAAAAAGAGTTATGAGTTTGAGTTTCCTTTGGTTAATAAAAAGGTTACTGTAAATGTGGATGGTACTATTATACCAAATCCAGATAGAATAGAGAAGTTTGCTTCAGCTAGATTTATAAGTACAGATTCTTATTCAAGAAGTAAATGGGATGATGTAAGTGAAGGTAAAGACCTTATAAAAGGTATAATTGTCATAAAGAATGACTTACCTATGTACTTTAAGTGTAAAAGTTCTAAAGCTACAAATGGTCATTATCATACTTATTTTAAGATAGATGAAGAAGTTGAGATAGAAGATACGTATGAAGATTATGTAGAAATACTTACTAAAGATAATAAACTAAAAAAGTTTTTTAGCAAAGAAGATGCCTACAAAATTAGTTCTATAAAAGATTCTAAAACTATCTATGTCTATGATGACAATAGTATGTTAAGAGAGTTAACTCTAGATAAATCTTTTAGACTAATTAAATCTTATACACCTTACTTCGAAGAAGAGGATTTCTATGATATGGATGACCCATTTTATAGCTCAGAAAATCCTCAAGTAGTAAATAATTATATTAATAAATTAAATAAAACTTATTGAAATGAGATTAATACATAGCAATACTTATAAAGACCAAGGTAAAAATTATATTTATACCAATGGAGATAATGTAGTTGCAATTAAAAAATATAGACAAAAGAATTACAAAGAAGAAGGACTAACTCAGTATAAACTTGCAGATAGTTCTTTCTTTTTAATACAGTTTGACAATGGTGATGATTTATTTCTCTATGGAAGTTATTATAAAAAAAGATTTCCTTTGGCTATAACATCTTTCTTTCCTTTGGAAGTTAGACCTGTTTCAGATGAAGACTTGGTAGAGTATCTAGAATATTTTTTCCCAGATAATGATGAAGTTTCTTTGTATGGATCTTTAATCAAGCATGTTGCATTGCATAAAAATTTAGGAGAACCTGCAAGATTTAATTTTCTACCTATTCATAAAAATTTAGCATCTGAAATAGATTCTAATAATATTGATAGGCAGTTGTTAATAAGTGATGAAGTTTTTGATATTATAGAAGGAACTAGTACTCTTGGAGATTCAGTAAAATCTATTATTAAACATTTTAATAGAGACAGTACTGCAAGTTCTTTTAGAAATGCTAAGTCAAGATTTGGCTATCCTTATTCTATTTCTGATATGTCTTATGCTTATCAAATGTTGTATAAAAACTATCCAATAAAATCTAAGGCAGATGAAGGTGATACCTTATTGGCTGAGCTTATAAATCCTTTTAGCTTTGGTGTAGAGATAGAAACATCTGAGGGTATAGTAGATATGGTGTCATTGTTAAAAAATGATTTTGTATTCTTAAGAGATGGTTCTTTGGATGGTGGTCTAGAATATACTTCTCTACCTTTAAAAGGTGCAGATGGTATTGCAAAGCTTAGAAACTTTTGTAATTCTTTGTCAGAATGTTCTATAAATGAGTTTTGTTCTTTACATATTCATTTAGGCGGAGTAAACTTGTCTAAAGAAGAAATTGTATCTTTGTACAAAACAGTGTTTCAATGTCAGCAAGAGTTATTTGACTTTGTCCCTTCATATAAGAGAAGCAGTAAGTATTTTGCTAAGAAGGCAGAGTGTAAAGACCATTGTAAACCTTTGAAATCACTAGGTCTATATCAAGAAGAGAATGTGAATCAGATGTACAGAAGTATTTACAATTTTGTAACTATGAATGGTCAGTTTGGTAATGGTAATGATGATGATATAGATGAAGATGAAGATGAAGGGTACTACGATGAAGATGATAATCATGTTAATAAGTGGAATAAGCTTTCTAGATACCACCACTTAAACCTGTTAAACTGGTTTGAGAAAGGTTCTACTATAGAGTTTAGATTGCATGAGCCTACTACTAATTATCAAAAGATTGTTAGCTGGTTGCTTATAATTAGTGCTATTACTAAATATGCTAAAAAGTATAGTAATCAAATTATAAATAATGAGTTGAAGATTTCTTTGATGAAAATTATTCTAGATATTTATCCTGCTAATTTATCTTCTTATTTAAATAAATACATCAAACATAGAACTATTTTGCATAATAATTCGTATATTACAGGCTCTGACGAAGATTACTATTATTTAAATAGTGATAGTGAAGTCTTTATGCCTGCAGAGTTTGCAAGTATTTTAACAAATAAGGAGATGGTATGAGTAAAAATAATAGAAGAAAAGGACATGCATATGAGAGATATTTAGCAAAATTGTTTAGGGCATTAGGGCATGAGAAATGTAAAACCTCAAGGGAAGCATCCAGGTTGTATGACAACTGTGGGTATGACCTTTGGGGTATACCCTTCCTAGTCCAAGCAAAAGCTGGCTATAGGAAATCAAGAATAAAGCCAGACGAGCTATTTTTAAAGATGGAAAAGGCTATGGAGCAGTTTCCAGAAGATGAGAGAAATTTATTGAAAAATTATCCTAAACTAATTTTTAACAAATTAGATGGATATAAAGATGAAAACCATATTGTAAGTATGATGTTCAAGGATTTTGTAAAGTTACAAATAGAACTAAGTGTTTACAAAGGTATTTTATCTCCAAAAGAAGCAAAAGAATTATATGGACAATTATTATGAATTAAAAGACAGGGAAAGTTTTAGCAGTTTATCTGCATTAGCTAGTGGCCCACAAGAGTATTTAAAGTATTTACTAAGAGAAGACAATGAGAACATCCCAGAGTATTTCCTAAAAGGTAAAATAGTGGATGATTTAAGATGTCTACCAGTTGTTAATGAGTATAGTGTAGAAGATTATTTTGCACAGAATTATACTATTAATACTTTAGAAACTCCTACAGGTCAAGATCTGACATTTGCAAACTATTTAATAGAAAACTTTTCACTTGAAAAGATTAATAAGTCTGTTTTGTTAGATAGTATATCTGAGTTGAAGATATACAATAACATCAAAAAGGAAGATACTTTACTTAGCAAATATAATAATATTGAAGAGTATGTGTCTTTTTATTTGAGTGCTAAGGCTAATGGAAATCCAGTAATTTCTTTTGAATTGTATACAGTATGTAAGAATATCATTTTTGGATTTCTAGCAGACCCACAGACATCTCGATATATGTCAAATGAGAGTTCTGGGGATGTAGAAATTATTAATGAGTTGCCTATACTGTGGAGTATTAAAAGAAATCCTGATGTAGATATGTTGATGAAATCTAAGTTGGATAAGGTTATTATAGACCATAAAAACCAGACTATCCAGCCAATAGATTTTAAGACCACTAGTAGTCCTACTGATTCTTTTAAATCTTCTTATATAAAGTATAAATACTATTACCAGGCTGGTTTGTACAGTCCTGCTCTAATATATAAGCAGATAAAAGAAAAGTGGTGTGAAGGCTACAAAATATTAGATTTTTTATTTATTGTTGGAAATGGTGTGAATAAACCATTAATTTATTTAGTACCTGAGTCTCAAATACAAGCTGCCTTCTCTTTAGGTGGTAGGATAGGTTTTAGTCAAGTAAGACCTATTATAGACTTGTTAGATGACTTAATATGGTACAAAGTAAATGGTTTTGAAACAGAAAAAAATTATTGTTTAAATGGAAATTATGAGATCAAAGTTATTGAGTAAATTTAATTTTTTAAGATTAAAAACAGAATACGAGAAGAAGAATGATTCTTACTGGTTTTTATTACCTTTGTTGGGATTTAATGAGCCAGATCTATCTTCTGCTGGTTTATCTAATACATTTTTAGGAGATCATAATTGTGAATATCAGTATGACAACTGTTTATATTTATTCTTTAAGTATCAAACTTTTAATTATAAATTGAATAGTTTAGTAAAGAACATGGAGAATCACCCTCTCCATGTTTTTACTTATGATTGTTTTTTAGAAAATGGTATAATGGTAGTTTTTAATTTAGGGGATGAATTTCTAGAAGTTTTAGAAACTTTTAAATTTGGTAAGTATTCAGAATACCCAGAAGAAGTAAAAGAAATTTATTTTCCTAAATATACAAACACAGGTACTCTGACTAACAGATGGAAAGTTTTTATGAAACATATTGATATGAAGAAAAGAATAGAAAATAAAGTAGGTATGGCCCTTGCTAATGATGCAGAGGTGTGGGACAAACCTTCACAAGATAAAGAAATATATTGTTATAACAAAAATTACGAATTATTATGGTAAAGATTACACATTATCCTTCTTATACAGAAACATCAGAATATAAAATGTATAGAAGTTTTGACTGGATTTTAAACAACAGAAAAGTATTGAGATTAAAATATGACGAGGAATTATACCCACAAAGCATAGGAGAAATCTTACTTAGAATGTTTGTATTTAGAGAAGGTAGTATATCTAAAACAGGAAAACCTAGAGTAGAAAATAATAGAATGAGAACAAAGGAAGATTTCTTACTAACAGTTAGATATTATTATCCTGATTTAACAAAAGAACAGTTGATGGGCATAACAAAGTATATTGTACATCATACTTCTCTTGATAGTACTGATAGACTTTTTAGTCATCAATACTGTCCTAATGTTAGAAAACTTACTCATTATGCTTCTTTTAAACTAACAAAAGAAAAGTGGCATCAGGATTATTTTCCTTATTATCATACTAATTATGCTTTTAATAATATAGGTAGTGGAGAGCTTAAAGAGATATTAAATGGGTTAGTAAAAGAATTAACCCCTATAGAAATATGAAGAAAGTTTATTTAGCTATTCCTTATACAGGAATGGAGCAAAGTAGTTATGAACAATCATTAGATACTGTGGTTTTATTAACACAGTTATTTAAAGGGGAGATTAATGTATTCTCCCCTATTGTTCATTCTCACCCTTTAACTCATTTAGGGTTAAAAGGAGATTGGGAATTTTGGAAAAAAATAGATTACCAGTTTTTAGATTGGTGTGATGAAGTTTTTGTATTAGTACCTAGAGAAGGATCTGACAAAGTATTTGAATCAGTAGGTGTAATGGCAGAACTTGAGTATGCTAAAGAAAAAGGTAAAAAAATAAAATACATTAAGAAAAAATCTGCTCACGAGGTTGCAGAAATTGAATTTAAAAAACTAAAAATAAGTGATTAAAAGAGAAGTAAATGGAAAGAAACTATTATCTGAGTTTAAATTTTATTCAGGTAATTATTCAAAATATTTAATTGACAAAAACAGATACGAAAGCTGGGATGAGTCAGTAGAAAGAGTGATGAATATGCATAAGCTAAAGTATAGAGACAAACTAGAAGTACTGTCTCCTTACTTAGCTGAAGTGGAAGAAGCTTATAAAAATCAATACTTATTAGGCTCTCAGAGAGCTCTGCAATTTGGTTTTGCTGCCAAAGGTCAGGGTATATTAAAGCATAATTCTAAGATGTATAATTGTCTTAGTTCTTATGCAGATAGACCTCAGTTCTTTCAAGAAGCAATGTATTGGTTATTATCAGGTTGTGGAGTAGGTTTTAGAGTATTTCAAAGTGATATTAACAGATTTAAACACTTAGCAGTTAGAGATAAAGGTGTAAAAACTTTTGTTGTAGATGACAGCATAGAAGGTTGGTCAGATGCTTTTGGTGTATTGATGTCTTCCTTTTTATCTGATCAAAATATTTCACAGTATGAAGTACCTTTCCCTGAGTATCAAGGTTATAGAATAGATTTTGATTTATCTAAAATACGCAGAAGAGGTGCACTAATCTCTGGTGGATTTAAAGCACCAGGTCCTGATGGTTTAAAGAACTCTCTAGAAGAGGTTACTTCCTTAATGCAGAGAGCTTTGGAAGGTAGAGGATATTTAGAGACTATAGATGTCTATGATATAGTAATGCACCAATCTGATGCAGTGCTTTCAGGTGGTGTCAGAAGGTCTGCTACTATATGTCTATTTCATAAATCAGACCAGCTAATGCTAAAAGCTAAGACAGGTGACTGGTTTTCTGAGAATCCTCAGAGAGCTAGAAGTAATAATTCTGTGCTACTTCTAAAGAGTGACACATCAGAAGAAGAATTTGCAGAATTATTTGAAAATATTAAAGACTGGGGTGAGCCTGGTTTTATATGGACAGATGACTATAATATTACTTATAACCCTTGTGTAGAGATAGGGAAATATCCTCAGACAGAAGATGGTATAAGTGGCTGGCAAGGTTGTAATTTAACAGAAGGTAATGGTGCTAAGTGTAATACAGAAGAAGAATTCTACAAGATGTGTAGAGTGTCTGCTATCATGGGTACACTACAAGCAGGTTATACTGACTTTGAATATGTAGACAAGACTTCTCCAGCAAAAGAAATATTTGAGAGAGAAGCTTTACTAGGCTGCAGTATTACAGGTCTAACAGCTAATCCTGATATACTTTTTAATCCTAAGATTTTATCTAAGGGTGCTAAAATATTGATAGATATTAATAAAGAAATTGCTGAGATAATAGAGATAAGACAGGCTGCTAGACTAGGTTGTATTAAGCCATCTGGTAATGCATCAGTATTGTTGCAGACTCCTTCAGGTATTCATGGAGAGCACTCTAGAAGATATATAAGAAATGTACAAGTTAACAAAGATGAAGACTTGGCAGAGCTTTTAAAGAATGAGAATCCTTATATGTTTGAGGATAGTGTATGGTCTTCTAATAAGACAGATTATGTAGTTTCTTTTCCAGTAGAAAATGAAGCTGAGTATATGTTTAAAGAAGATTTGTTAGGTATTAAGTTACTTGAGAAAGTACTTGTTGTACAAAAGAACTGGGTTGAAGCATCTACTAATGTAGACTTGTGTGTTCACCCTGCTACAAGACATAATGTATCTAACACTATTAATGTAACAGACTGGGATGAGACTAGAGATTTTATCTTTAAAAACAGAAAATGGTTTGCAGGTGTATCTCTACTAAGCATGTCAGGTGATAAAGATTATACTCAAGCTCCTTTTACATCTGTGTCTACTCCTCAAGAGATATTAGATACTTATGGAGAAGGTAGTATGTTTGCATCAGGATTAATAGTAGATGGCTTACATGCATTCCACGATAATTTGTGGCAAGCTTGTGATGCAGTTTTGTTTAATATTCCTTTTGAGGATAACTCTTCTACAGTCCTTAAGAAAGACTGGGTAAGAAGGTTTAAAAAGTTTGCAGAAAATTATCTTAATTGTGATTTGAGACAGACTTCATATCTTCTAAAAGATGTATACTTATATCACAAATGGGTAAAGATAACTTCTAATATAAAAGAAGTAGATTGGTTGAATTCTAAAGTACAGCCTAGATTTACAGATATTGCTACAACTGGAGCTATGGCTTGTTCAGGTGGTAAGTGTGAGATTATATGAATGATTTTAAGTACTTTGATGAAAGTTGGAATAGACCTTTATCTAGAGAGTATTTGATTAAAAAAGGATATTGCTGTGCTTTAGGGTGCAGCAATTGTCCTTATACTAAACCTAGAAAAAAAGGTAATACGAAATTAGAAAATAAAAATAAGATATGAAGATAAAATTTAGAAGATTAAATGAAAATGCAGTAGTACCTGTATTTGCTACTAAAGGTGCTGCTTGTGCAGATGTAGTGGCAACAGAAATTGTTAAACAAGATAGTTATAATGTGACTGTAAAGTTAGGATTTGCTACAGAGATACCTGAAGGTTACAAAGGAGTAGTAGTTCCTAGAAGTAGCTTTACTCAGAAAGGTTGGGTAATGCAAAATAGTCCTGCTCAAATTGACTCTGACTACAGAGGAGAGTGGATGTTAAAATTTCAATCCCTTACATTTGATGCAGTTTCTACTAGACATAACTTAATTGATTTACTTCCAGAAGATTTTCCTTATGAAGTAGGTGATAGAGTAGCACAGGTATATTTTGAAAAAGTAGAACAAGCTGAGTTTGTTGTAGTAGATGACTTAGAATCCACTGAAAGAGGAGAGGGAGGATTTGGCTCAACTGGAGTGAAGGAGGTAGTATGATAGTAGATACTCCAATAATAGAATGTTATGTAAGAAAATCTCATTTATCAGGAGCTCCTTCTTTTAGTAAAGAGGATGAGTTGATATTTGCTATATTAATAGGAATTCGTTTTGTAAGAAATAGAAGTCCTTTATTTATTGTATACATCCCTAGTGTTGGTGCAGTCTATGATAAAGTAAATCAAAATGCTATCTTTAACAAATCTGAGTTAGATTTTGAAGGTGTAATTGATATGGATAATGTTGCTTGGTGGGATTGTCTTTCTACAAACTGGCAGTTAATACAATTAAAGTTTTTAAAGTATGCTGAAGTAGAAATGACTACTAGAAATAAAGAAGAGAAAAAAGGTATCTATCTTTTTACTTGTGACCCACAAGAACCTCAGCATGGAAATGACTATGGTGAATCTCAAATTTGGCACGAGCATAAGACTAAAACTTTTTTCTTTGATTATGATACTGGTGTACTGTGCTGTACTCCTAATAATAAGATGAGAATATGGAATAGTAGTCTTACTCCTAAGGACAGAGACAATGGAAGCTGGCTAAGAGTATATAGAGAAACTCCAGAAGTTATGAGTCACGAAGAAGATCAGTTTTTAGGAGACACAGACAGATTTGATTACAGCGAAAAATAAAAAATTAATACAATGATAAAATACGAAACAGTTGTACTAGCTAAAAAACTAGGATATGATGATGTATTTACTTTACCAAACTTACAAAATTGGCTAAGGGAAAGTCATAATGTATACATAGTTATAGAACCTTATAAACAAAAAGGTCACTATAAACACTACTCTTTACAATGGGTAGATGATAAATTTGAATATATTAAGACTGTAGACCTTGAGGAAATAAATTATCACACACTTCTAGAACAGCAAATACAACACTGTTTAAAATATTTAACAGATGGAAAATAAAGAAGTAAACCTTTCAGATGTAAATAGAGTAGAAATTATAAACCATGGGGATAATAAATATCCCTATGGTAATTTTCTTTCTATACACACCAAGTCTGTCTCAAGATTTAGTCAAGTAAAGACTTTAGAATTTTCAGTACAAGACGAAGGTAAAACATTAAAAATATTTATGAAATGATTATAGGAATATCAGGAAGAATAAACTCAGGTAAAGATACTGTAGGTAAGATTGTAAAACTAATAAGACTACTAAACAGAGCTGATACTAAAGAGTTGCTAATAGAATACGAACACTTTGAAAGAAATAACTTATGGGATGTAGTAAAGGGACCTAGTTCCTTTGAAATCAGAAAGTTTGCAGACAAGCTAAAGGATATGACTTGTGTACTATTAGGTTGTACAAAAGAGCAACTAGAAGATAGAGAGTTTAAAGAAAAAGAATTAGGAGAAGAATGGAACTACACCTTTTACAACATTAGAGATAATGAAGGAGGTATGTTAGATAATCATCTATCAGAAGAAGATGCAGAAAATGATTTATCTTTCTGGGATGAAAACATTAACATTGCCCATCCCCCCTATATTGAAAAAGTAGAGCAGAGATTGACTCCTAGACTACTACTTCAATTATTAGGTACTGAATGTGGTAGAAAAATTATACATCCTAATTTGTGGGTAAACTCTTTAATGAGTGAGTATAAACCAATAGAAGAGTTTAGCACAGTATACCCTAACTGGGTAATTACAGATGTGAGATTTCCTAACGAGTTAAGAGCTATAAAGGAAAAAGGTGGTATTACTATTAGAGTTAATAGGCCTAAATATGCATACGAATCAGATTTACCTGAAAAAAGTAGTCCTCTTCAACATGCTGAAAGAGGCAAAGAACTATACAATCATCCTTCTGAAATAGCTTTAGATAATGCAGAATTTGATTACACCATTGACAACAATGGAACTATTGAAGAATTAATTGAAAAGATAAAAAATTTAAAAATATGGGAAGATATTATGACGGAGATATAAGTGGAAAGTTTATGTTTGCAATACAATCAAGTACTGCAGCAGATAGATTTGGTAGTACTTATTCAGAACCAAGCTATGTAGACTACTATTTTGACGAAGACCAGTTACCTACTATAAATGCAGAGTTAAATAGTTTACAAGCAGCATTTGATAAGGTATCTAAATTTATGGAAAAACACGAGACTTATTCAAATAAAATGCTAGAAGAAGCAAACATAAGTACTCAAGAATTAAGTGATTATGCAGACTATAGACTTGGAAAACAAATTAAAGACTGTGTAGAAGAACAAGGTAGTTGCTGTTTTACAGCAGAGTTATAAGATATGGGAAAATTTTATGTAAATGAACAAGAAGAAGTAAGTGGTATTCGTACTACTACTTATCAAGTAGAAGCAAACTCATTAGAAGAAGCTATTAAGAAAATAGAAAAAGAAGACTTTTTAAACATAGACTACAGATCTGTGTCCATACAAAAGTCTGACCCTAAAACTAAGACATTCAAAAGAGTGTCGGCATTTTAGGGTAAAAAGAAAGGGGAGACTTTGACATCTCCCCTTTTTACAAGCACCAAAAAAAATTTGCGTTGCTCTGACCTTTTAATTAGTAAACATTTTCATCATATCTAATGCTTCTTTAGGATTAGCAGTATACCCATTAATACCTAAAAGTTTTAAACCTTTTATTTTCAATTTATTATCTCCCTTTTTAGCCATCCCAGACCTTCTCTCATAAGTTTCAAAAGGATTTGTTAACTGTATAAGAAGTCTCATAAGTTTTTCTACAACACTATAAGCAATTGTAGGTGTTCTAAACATTCTAAGAGTGTCTAAAGGATTAAAGAAAAACATCATTTCTGTTCTTACTCTATAAGCTAAATAGTAAGGATAATATAATAGACTATCTTCATCCTCATCATCAGTCATTTTTCCAAAAGCAAGACTTAAAATCATTAAAGCAACTATAATACCCATTTCTGTTAGAGTCCTTTTAACATTTTCTTTTTCTAAAGATGTTAATTGAGATTCTGTCCCAGGAGTCAAAAACTTTCTTAATTCTGTAAAATCATTCAGCATTAAATTGGCAAAAGTTTTCCAGTAACCTTCTAACAATTCACCTGACTCTTGTTCTACTCTCATACCAGAAAATCTTCTCATGAATCCAGGTACAACAAATTTTCTATACATCATTAATAATTTTCCTACAGAGTATCTTTCTAATAAAGGAGAATCAAATGAATTGTATACACCATGCATATCTTTATTAATTCTATGCAAAGAACTTTGTACTTCAGATATTACTAACTGATTACCTACTTTTTTACCATTAACTATAGTATTTGGGTCTATGGTTAATTTACCATCTTTTCCAACAGAATAAGCTTCTAATAAGTTTATTTGCTTACCATTTAAAGTAGCAGGAGTAGATAACATTTTAGCTATCATAGCTGTTACTTGAACTTGATGCTCTCCTTTATGTTGTAAATAAAACCAAGTGTCTTTACTCCAGGCTTTTTTCATACCACCCATAGTAAGTTTTCTACCAAACTTATCCTTATACTCTCCCTGTAAAGCATCATAAATATCTACTAGCTGTCCTAACTTAGACTTATTAACAGGGTTTGTAAAATCTTTAATAAAATTTACCTCATTCTTTTCATACTGTACTAAAGCTTTAGCCCAGTTTTTAGTATTAAAATGCTTACCTGCTGCAGACTCAATTAGATTAGACAAGTTACCAACTACCACGTTAGCTGCAGATAATAAAGGATTACCACCTATTTGAGTAAAAGATGCAATTCCCATCAAAGAGCCTACTATTTTGTTAGCATCTTTTCCATAAATTATTTCTCTTTTGCTGTTCTTGCCGTATATATGGTGAGCTATTAATTCTGTTAAAGCAAATTCTATATTACTTTGACCTTCTTTTTTATCAGGTACTTCCATCCCTAATGCTTTAGCTGCTCTACTTAATACTTTTCCTGCAGTACCAGTTTCATTTGGTTTTGTTTTCTGCACAGTTCTAAGTAAAGAATCTCCTAAAGATTTTAATTCTACTCTAGCTTTATATTGTAAAGAAGCATCATAAAATCTCATAGTAGAAGAACCTAAGTCTAAAGATACATCTTCTATATCCATAGGTTGCATATAGGTCAAAGGTATAACTTTATTCTTTGCACCATACATTTCTATATCTTCTGAAACTTCTTGATAAGAACTACCAAACTTATATTTAAGATAATTCACTATTCCATTCTCTCTAACTCTGTCATTAGATACCTTAGCAATTGAAGGTACTTTAAAAGAAGTAGATAGATTTACTTCTGGATAATTTTGTAAAGCAGAAAAATGGTAATACATTAATAAATCATAATACTCTTTTTCTTGAGCAGTAAAATTATCTATAGTGTTATCTTTAAAATTTGCATTAGGCATAGACAACTCACCTTTAGCTGCAGCTGCTCTCATCCATCTATCAGTCTTTTGCTCATTACCTCTAAATATTTCAAGTCTTTCTGCTCTGATTGTTTCTAAACCTTTTATCATTACTACTGTTTCTTTAGTAATAGGATTAGTTACAGTTACATCTTGCATAGGAAGGTTGGTAGTATTATTTTTATACCAAGACTTTCTTACAGATGAAATCTCATCTTGAGTAGCTCCAGTCTCTTCCATTTGTTTTAAAGTTTCATAGAGTTCATTTCTAGCTAATCTGTATTTTTCAAAATCAATATTTGATACATAGCTATAATGTTTTCCTACTACTTTGTAGAACTTTTTATTAAACTCAGTCACATTACCTTGATTAATACCTAAAGATTTCTGATAGTCTCTAAACTTCTCAAATCCTTTTGTAAAATCCATACTTGCTTCCCAGCTAGTTATCCTAGCTCTTTCAAATGCCTGCTTTATTTTTCTAGTAAAATTGGCTAGTACTTTGCTAGGGGATTGTATAAAAGGTCTAACCCATAAATCCACAAAATCAATATCTTGCTCTGCTCCATATAGTAATTCTTTTTTAAAATCTTTAGCATCTAAACCACTTTGATCACCTAATTTTTCTATTAGATTTTTCAAATTAGTTATCTTATTTTTTTGACGAACTAATACTCTTTGAGGTTTACCATCTTTTTTACTTTGTTCATATACTCCTTGAGCAGCTTCTAATTGTTTCTTTAGTTTTTTTATCTGCTCCTTTACTGCTGCAGAAAGTTCAGCAGATTGAGGACTAGCATCAGCTAGTACTTGAGCTTGTAAATCTACTAATAAATTGTTTATGTTATTCTTTTCAGTAGTAGACTTAATAATTAACTGGTTAAGCTTATCCAAAGTACTTCCTTCAAATACTTCAATTGCTTCTTCCATTACTAATCTATCGTATATCTCTTTTATTTCGTCAAATACTTTATCATAAAGATACATAGTAGACTGCAACTCTTCTGCTCTTTTTAACTTTTCTTCTATAGAATCTTTACTTTTAATCAAAAATTTGATGCTATCAGAATATCCATAAAATTTACCTTCTTCCCCCTCAAATTGAGTAAAGGCATCATCAACAAATGCCTCTACAGCTAATAAAGGTTCCATAGTCTGTAGTCTATCTATTAACTCTTCTACAAAGAAATCAGTCTTTCCTGAGTTCTTAAGCTCTATAGCTTTATTCTTTAAAGTCACTAGGATTTTCTCCATTAAAGAGTTGTATCTAGCATCTTCTCTAAAAGTACTTTTCTCAGAAGTTTGTACAGCTAAAGGTCTTACAAAGTTTAAATTAGGAGTAAGTTGTACTATATCTTCAAATTCCACGTCTTGAACTTCTCCCAAGTCTTCTCCTTGTTCATCTAAGTTGTCTAATTTTACTGGTAAAATATCAAGCTTAGGAGATACTTGAATTCCTAAAGAGTGAGCTAATCCTTTATAAGAACTCATAGAAGCAGTATGTCTCTTCTTCTTACTAATCTTATAAGAAGTATATTTATCTCCATGCACTGAGTTTATAGAGCTTTTTAAATCTACTATATGTAAAACTCCTTTATCATCTACTAAAGCAACATCTAAAGTACCTGCTACTCCTCCCCCCTCTACATCTGGGTTACCAATAGTCATTTGAGGTAATACAATATATCCTTGCTCTCTTTTCTCCTGAACCCAACCATTAAAGTAGTCATATACTTTTTCTATTACTTCATCTTTGATTAGAGCACCATCTTCATAAGTCTCTGCTCTACTTCTAATAGTATTTTTTAAATCTTCATCTAGTTCTTTCTCTAAAATAACAGCAGATAAAATCTCATCTATTTGATTACCCCAACTTCTATTTTTAGTGTAGTCATTGTTGGTATCTTCAAAAGCATAATCTGGAAAAGTCTCTTGTATCCAGTTGGATACTCTCTTGTACAAATTACCAGATTTATCAGAATAATTAACACCATCATCTGACAAAGAAAAAGATTTACTTTCTAGCATTAATTTACTAGCTACTTCTTTTTGTTCTTTAGTTATGTTTTCTCCTGTAAATTGAGAAGTTAATATATTATAATCTTCTTGAGAAAGTTCATTATATCTTTCAGAAATTACTACTTGTCTAGTGTCAGTAACCATAGTACCTAACATCAAACCACTTAGCTTTACAGCTTCTCTTAGAGCTGAAGACTCATTTGAAAAACCTAAAATATCTAATAAACTATTTATAAGTTTTGTTAACCAGCTCTCATTATTGTTATTTTCTACCTCAGGTTTAATACCAGCTAAATACTCTTGTACTTCTTTATTTGTATATAAAGCAGTAATAAATTCTTCTACGCTCTCTGCAGCTTGTCCTAACTCTACACCATCTTTGATAGCTTGTTTTCTAACACTCTCCCAAAGAGACATAAATCTCATTATATTTGCATACTCTTTTCCTTTAAACATTGAAGGATTTTCTCTGTATGCTTTGAATATTCTAACAGTTCCTGCGTGAATTAATTCGTGTAGTAAAGTACTTTCTAAGTTTGTTGCTTGCCTAGAAACTCTAATTACATTTCTAGCCCCATCATAAACTCCATTTACAGAAATAGGATTACCATCTTCATCATTTTCTACAACATCATCTTGTACTACTATAGTAAGACCCTCGGGGATATGTTTTTGAATAAGCTTTAAAACATACTTAACTATTGGGCTAGCTCCTTTGTTAACTTGGTCTAGTACTTGTCTAAGAGTAAGCTCTGTAGGTTCCTGTCCTATCTTTTCACTTTCTCCTTTAAGTACTTCAGTATCACTATTAAAAGATCTTAAATTAACTCTAGCATCTGATCTCTTTTTTGTTTGAGCAGGTTTTTGATATTGTCTTCCAATTAGATCATTAGTATTTTTAGACCTAACCTCTGAAAAAGTCTGAGATTTAAACTTTTGACTATCTTTAAATTCTTTAAGTTCAGAAGCTTTAGGTAAGTAAGTTTCTTCATTACCTGTTACTTTATTAAACTTCTTAATAACTAAGTTAAGCTCTAAATCATTAGAACCTAAAGAATTTTTTAAATCCTTGTATTCCTGTAAATTTCTGTTTATACAACTCATTTTTTATAAGTATTTTTCTACATAGTGGTCGAAAACTAACATATCAGAAGTTAGTTTATATTGGTCTAATAAATCTAGGGCTTTACCAATTTCTTCATCTTGTTCTTTACAGAATCTTAATGCTAGTTCCTGCAAAGAGGGTTTCTTAAGTACTGTAGCTAATTCATACAGCTTTTCACATTGTCTAGTAATTTCTAATTCATGCTCTAAAGTTTTCTCTAATACATCTCCGCAGCTAGTAAATTCCATTACAGGAGATTGAATAGGTTTTAAATTAGGAGTAATGTTATAGTTAGTCAAATAATCTATTGCCCATTCTGCATGTGCTCTTTCTTCTTTTGCATATTTATTATATAAATCAGATGTATTAGCATATCCTTTAGTCTTTAACCATAGAGACATATATTTATACAATCTAGAACTATATTCTTCTTGATTTATGCGATGATTTACTACATCTATTATTTTTTCATTTAATAATTTATTTTCCATTTTATTTTATTTAAAACATTTTGTTATTTCTTCTTCAACTTCTTGAGGAGACAGCCCTAAACTATCTGCCCAGTCCATTAATTTTCGTTGTTTTTGAATAGGATTATTTGTTAATTCAAAAATATTATTCTCAACTAATACTTTAGAATATTTACCTGACAATTTACTAAATAAATTTCTAGCCTCAGGAGAATTTCTATCTATTTTAGTAGCAGGTGTAGAAGATGTTCCAACCTCACTAACTTGTTCTACTGGTCCTAAAGCAGTTTTTAAAATATTTTTATATCCTTCTATTTGAGCCTCACTTAACTTACTTCCACGATTTCCTGCAACATTAAGAACTTTTACTCTATTATCAATTAAAAAAGCAGAGAGCTCTTCTGCTGTAGGATTTACAATATAAGGTTTATTGTTTTTCTTTAATAAACTTACAGTAAGTTTAGAACCTGCAGAATTTACATTTCCAAAAATTACAGTAGCATCAGATGATTTTACATTTTGTTCTGTGCGAGGGTTGTAATCAGAAGAAGCATCTTCAGTTAATCCATATTCTTTTAAACTAGTATCTGAACCCTTTTCAGTTTTGTAGCCCTTAGGTGCTACTCCACCTGTTTCAATACCTAGAGCTTTAGCTACTTCTAAACCTAATCTGTCTGCACCAGTCTGTCCACCAGAGATTACTTTAGTAACCTCACTAGTTTGTTTTGATGATTTTACTTTAGGTTCTTTCACTCCACTTTCTTTTAAGTATTGTTCTGCTAAAGATGCATAATCAGTTCCTGAAGCACTTCCTCCTTCAGTTGTAGAAGTTTCTTCTGTTACTGCTGGTTCAGAATACTTTAACACATTATCAATAGACCACATATAAGGTAACACTTTTTCGTTGTAACCAAATTGTCTAGTCCTAACATACTGCGAAGATACAGAATTTAAATTGAAATCCAAAACATCTTCAGTAGAATTTTCAACTAATTTTGCATTTTCTATACTTTCATCTATATTATTTGTAAAATAACCTTTGTAAGTAAGCTGAGTGTTATTAATAAAATCTCTTACTACAAAATGACCTTTTAAGGTAGGGTGGTAAGAAATAGTTTTACTTATTCTATATGTTCCAGCACTTTTTCCACCATTAATTTTAAGTACAGTTGGGTTAATAATTTTATGAGTTTTAGAGTTAAACTTTATACCATGAGAATTTAAAATAGTAGAGATAAGATTCTTGTATTCTTTTTTATCCTCGTCTTCTATATTTTTCATATTAGTAACAGAATGAAACTCCACTATTCCAGAGTCTATATCTTTAAAGAAAACTCTAGAATTCTTTTTGTTATCTTCTGAAATGTCAGTGCTTAATTCTTCAATTCTATCAGTAGCTTCTTTTATAACTTTAAAAGCTGTAGCGTTATCTATAAAATTTAAATTAAACTCATTACTTTTCATCAATGAGAACATCAAAGAAGTTTCATACCTAAATTGTTGCATAGGCATTCCTAATAAATTTTCTATTTCTGCTTTATCTACTCCGTAAGGATTTAAAGTACTAAGATAATCTTTTAATTTTATAAGTCTATCATTAGTTTTAGTTAAGAAGTAAGGGTCAATATATCTTACATAAGAACCATTTTGGAAAGTTAATCCATTCTTAACCATCAAATAACTGATAAGTTTAGGGAATAAACTATCAATGTCTTTATCTCCCTTTTTATTTCTACCTATGATACTTAACTCAGCCATTAACTCTGCTACAAAACTAGGGTTGCTACTAGTCCAAGAGTCAATTTCTACATCATACATAGTTCTATTAGAAGTCTCAAACTTAATAGGTTTAACTAATAGGTATTTTAAGAATTTGTTATTAGGATATTCTTCTCTAAGTTTATCTATTGTTACTTTGATAGATTTGTCAAATAATACTTCAGGGTTTAAATTTAGATGACTCCCCATTAATCTAGAAACCACAGCCTCATTTACTTTAAAAGCATTATCTGCAAATCTCATATAGTTTTCTTTAAATCCTTGTGTAACAGTATTTACTATGGATTTAAAAAATCTAGACTTTGAAATAAAGAATGAGTCAGAATTTTCTAATAAAGCTGCTGCAGCTTTTACTTCTTGACCTAAAAGAGTATTTGTAAATAAATTTAATATTTCACTAGGGCCTGACTCTTCTGATTCTTTTATTTCTTTAATTACAAAATTATTTATATCATTAGTGTTCTTCTCAGGATCTTTTTTCACAACTTTTAAACCTAATGCTTTCAAAGGTTCTTCTAATTGTATCTCCTCAAAGCTGGATTTAAACCCTTTTATTAATGAAGACAGTTGAGCCATAGGTGTTACAAAGTCAGTAGAAAAATCTTCAGCATTTAAAAAAGCATCTACAACTGCTAATTGTATTGAATAGTTTTCTAACATTTCTTCCTTAGAAATACTTCCTTCTTCTACATTTAAGATAGAGATTAATTTTTCATAAAATTCATTAGTATTTTCTATTACTTTAGAATCAAATCCTTTACTTTCAAAAGCTGCAATTTCATTTTTACTAAATCCTTTTTTAGATAAGAAAGAGTTTATAATAATACTTCTCATAGCTGATTTCTTATCCTTACTATCTTTAATTATTTTAGAATACTCTTCAGCTTTTTTAGTCTTAATATTAGAGTCTAGAATACTTTTAATATTATTTAACTCAGCTACCATTTCTTGTGCTGCAGCTGTTAACATTATTTCTGGACTAACTCCTTGTCCAATTTCTGATAATACTATATTCAATATACTAGGAGTAAGATTAAATACAGCAGCATCTTGCTCATTAGCATTATCTGTCATATTAGAAAGAAGAGCTGAGATAACATCATTAATTCTTACTTCTTCTTTAGTTTTTAAAGATAATACTGTATCACTTTTAAAACCATTTCCTTTGAAATAACTACCTCCAGAAAAATTAGCTTGTCTTAATTTTTGAAATAAAACATTAAATAAAGCTGCTGGTCCAATGTTTTCAGCACCTACTAAAATATTTCTTCTTGACCTTCTTTTAAAATTTCTAGAAAAAGAATTTTTTCCTGACTCAACTGAAACTTTCCCTTCATTTTCAAGCCTAGTTCTAAGGTCTTTAATAATAGTCATACTAGCAGGTGTAGCTGCAATTTTCTTATTACCTTCGTTACTGGCAAGTTGAGTCTCTAATCTATGTAATAAGTTGTTAGTCTCTTTTTGGTTTAAACCTTTTATTTCAGAAAAGTTTTTGCCTTTATAATTTTTCAAGTTGTCTCTAACTTGACCTTTATATTTTTTACTAAACTGAGCAGGAGAAATATACAACTCATTTTGTTGTAAAGCTAGTTCCTTAGCTCTTTCATTTAGTTTTAATAATTTTCTAAGCCCTACACTTTGAGCTTTTTCAGCGTTTTGTAAAAAGAACTCAGACAAAGTATCAAACATTGACTCATTACCTTCCATAAGAGCTTTAAATGTTTTATTTACACTTAAGTACTCTAATTCTTTTTTGTATTCATTTGCAAGATTGTTTTTGATACTTTCAAATAATTCTTTGTATCTATCGTTATCCTTAACATTTTTTTCATGCAAATATTGTAGGTATTCTGAATGAGCTTTTTCTAAAGCTTTGTCTATAGTTTTTTCTTTTAGATAGTCTCCATAGATAACTTGTTGTTGTAAGTCATTGACATACCACTCAAATGCTGTAGCAAATAAGGAGTCAATATCAAAGTCAGCACCTGATAACTTAACAACCTCAAAAGGTAAGTGTATCATATTACCCATGTAAGAAGGTACAGTATCTACTATTTTCATTACTACCATTGAGTGCTTATCTTGTGTAGGAATTCTTACACCCAACTGTAGTAATATTTCTGGTCTAATTACATCTCCCTTTTTAAGTCCAAATTTATTTAAAACTTTTTCAGACACAATAACTTCAGAAACATAAGCATTCAAAGTATCATCCCATACTCTGTGTCTTAACCTGTGTTCTACATTTCCTTTTGTTTTGTTTCCTAAAGTTTTAGTTACAAGATGATACTCACCATTTACAAATATTACTTTAGATTTATCTTTTTCAGATAGTTTGTTAAATTCTTCTTCAGTTATTACTTTAGAATTGTGTTGTACTTTAATTCCAAAGTCAGAAACTAATGTATATTTGTTACCTGCTTTTTTATGAGCTAATACCTTTTTAGATAAAAATGACAGGTACATAGCCTGGTATTTCTTCTGTATTACAGGTAGGTCCATACTATACTTAGGAGTTTCTCCTTGTAAACCTTGGAATAAAATAGACATCAAAGGGTCCTCTGTAGATTGCTCCATAGAAGCTCTCATAGAAGACATTAACTGTTCCCAATTAGGGTCTACCAAATTACCATCTATATCTATATTAAATAAAGAAGGAATTTTAACCTCTTCTAATCCTTGTTTTATTCTTTCTTGTTGTATTTGAAGAAAAGCTTTTTGTAGCTCAGTAGGATTAGTATCTTGGTCCATAAAATAAGCAGTCATTATTTGATCTTGCTCTGTCCAAATTAACTGAGATTTTTGTGAACCATCTACAACTTCTACTTTAAAACCATCTGTATTAACTTGCTCTCTAATAGTAGAAGAAGATAATTCCTGGACTAGAGAAAGGTCTACTCTTCCATTATCAACTTTATTAATATTAGATTTAAAAGTTTTTACTGCAGAATCAAAAGTAATAAAATCTAGCTCCTGTCTGTACTGTTTTTGTAATAAATCATATAATACTTCTTTACCAGGCAAAGGTTCAAAAATATTATTAAAGATTACATCATACTTTTTATTTTTCCAAGCTTCCAGTAACTCTTCTTCTGTAATATCAGTTTGTTTTAATTTAGCAACCTGAGATATAGTAAGAGTATGTAAAGATGTTTTAATATAACTAAACATATCTCCTTGTACAATCTTTTTAGGTTGTAAAGTAGCATTGTTAGTTTCTAATGTTTTTAACTCTTGACTAGAAAGAGGAGTCACTAAATCTAATCCCTTATCTATTTTAGTTAAAACTTTTTCTACTGTATTAGTTACTTTTCCTAAAGCTCTTAAATATTTTGTTAGAAAACTTACCGTACCTATACTTTGTGCATCTGTACTATCTACAGGCTTTTGTTTATCAGAGTCTATTAACTCTTTATCTACTCCATGTCTTGTAGCTTCAAAAGCAGAAATTAACTCTTCTTGAGATTCTACTATAGCATATTTAACATTGCCAACATGCATAGAAGGTCCATTAGCAATTAATTCAGCATTTCTTTTAATAACATTTTCATGGTTTTTAAATTTAGCTGCATAGTTACCATGAATATATAAATTAAATTTGAAACTATTTAAAAAGTCTGTAACAAAATATTCTCTTAACTTAGAAAGATTTACTTGTCCATTTCCAATATAAGACATAGGAATAGTATCAGACTTGTACTCACTATTCATTAGACCACTATCTATAAGGTCTTTCTCATATTGAGAATATTCTTGTGATAAGTATTGGTCTAGTTGTTCTTTTACTGTGTTTTCATTATCTAATTTAGTATCTAAATCAAATGTATCTTTTGATAATAAATCTTCAAACTCAGCAGGAAAATTAAAAAACTTGTTACCTCTTGCAGTATTAATATCTATTAACCCAGTTGTTTCATCTATCTTTCCATGATAATCTGGAGAGTATTTTATTTTAGACTTTTTAACTTCGTCATCTCCATTTAGTATTTCAACTTCTTTTCTTACTCTTTTAATAGAAGCTATCTCATGAGACAATAAAGAAAACATCTCTTGAGCACCAGTTTCATTTAAAAAGATAGGGCTTTTCTTACTTTCAGTAATATAAATATCTGCTGGCATTAATACAGACAATACAGTAGACTTACCTTCATTTTGACCTAAATGTACCCATCTAAGTTTTTGTTTTATAACTTCTCCTGTGGTTGGGTTTTTATACTCTATTGTTTTGCTTTCAGTATCAGAAAATAAAGCCATTGAGAATAGCTCAGCTGCAGTATCATCTAATCTTTTAAAAGAATTAGCTGAGTCTTTTCTTTTAAATAAAGCTTTGGTATCTCTTTGTACTAAACCATCGTGAACTGCAAAATCTAATTTACTAAATACATACTTTGCAAATTCTGGATTCTCTCTGTACTGCTCACTACTAAACATAGGATTGTATCGAAGCATTTCAGAAAGCATCTGAACTTCATACATATCTATATAACTATCCATAGTGTCAGTATAGAATGTCTGTATTCCTTCTAAGTCATTGTTGTCTAATAACTCAAGAAGTTGTACATAATTATCTTCTTCACTTAATATTTTATTAAGCTTCATTAATTGTTCGTAAATATAAGAAGGGTATATTTTATCATAAATTTGCTTACCTTCTGCATTCAAGAAAGTAGACTCTGTTAAATGAGGGTTAAATACAGCATTATATCTAGCAACTCTTTTAGACATACCTATAATGTTAACATCTTTAACATTTTGGTCTTTTTCTGATTTAGTAAATAAACCAGCTACACTATTTATAGTATTACCAGAACTTGCGACAGTGTTAATTAAATCATGGAATGGAGTTACACTTTCTTTTCCTTCTACTGCAAATATAGACTCTATACTTCCTTTGTAGGTATTGTAAAAATTATTTAAGAAAGCATCTTCTTTTATTAATTTTGAACCATCTCTGTCTAAAAGACTCCATTTAATATAATTAAGTTCTAAATTTATGCCCAAGTCTTTGTAGACTTTTTTAATATCTAAAGCCTTTTTAGAAAGCTCTTTTGATGTATTAACAGGTTTTTCTAGTATTTGTTTTATTTTTAATACCTTAGATAATACGTATTCTTTTCTGTCACTTTGCCCTTCTAGTATATTAGTATGCTCATTACTCCACTCTTGTACTTGTGTGTCATCTACTCCCTTAGAATTAGAATGGTACATAGAGGTAGTCCTTGTCTTAGGATCCATCTCTACCATATACATATTTCCTTTTATCTTATAAAAGGTAGAAATAAAGTCATTAAATAAAGGAGAGTTTTCTAACTCACTTATATTTCTAGCTTCAATCAAATCTTCTACTAAAGCAACAGTCATATTTAACTCATCAGCTATATCTTTTACTAAATTGTTATATACATCTTTAGAAACATTATCTGCAGTAGCTAATATTCTAAACTTGTCTAATAACTGAGGTTTAGGAGTGCCTACTAAATTTCTTTCAAGATACTGGTAAGTTTGGAAAGGGTCTATACTAAATTTATAAATATCTTTTTCAGGTAAACCTAAACTATAAATATCTGCATAAGCTTGTGTAAATCCTAAATAAGTTTTCATTCTTTTAGACAAAGTACCAAAACCACCAGTCTCCCAAATACTTTTTTGAAATCTTACAAAATCTCCATCATCTTCATCTATGTCATCTTCTATTTGTGTATCATAAAGTTTTAATTTCATAGATACATCTTTTCTTATCTCTTCTTTTATTGTATCCAAAGATAATAAAAATTGATAATCTTTAAATTTTCCTTTTGATTCTATGTAAGCTACCTTATTAGTTACATCATTTGTATCATAAGATGATGGGTCTAGTTTTTTTACCATCTCATCATAAGCTTCGTCAAAAGACTTGACAGATACTTTATTAGTAGAATTTGTTTTAGCTGATTCATATAGCATTTGAGCAATACCACTTACTACTATATTACTCATTCTGTTATTTAAAAATATGTAATCAGGTCTAACTACTCCATCTGTACCTTTTCTATTTACATTACTTCCATATACTTTGAAAGCAGGATTTTTTCTAATAACAGAATTAGCCTTAGGTTGAGCATTTTTAAAATCTCCATTGTAAATATCATTGTAAAGTGTAGATAAACCAGAAGACATCACTTTGTCTATAAGGTCTAAGAATAACAAATATAATTTTTTAAGACCTTTTGCTTCTGCTATTTTTTGTTTTTTAACATCTTTTTTAATAGCTTCTTTTGCAAAATCATCTGACATTTGCTCTTCTAGCCATAACAAAGATAATTCTTTGTTAGAAATTTTAGCAGGTCTACCTAGCTCACCACTAATAATATCTTTAAGATCTTTTAATTGTTGAGCTGTAGGTTTGCCAAATTTCTTAGCTGCTTCTTTATAATAGTAAGCCTGCTCTTCTTCAGATAAATACATTCTAAATACTGCGTGAAAAGCTTCGTGGTATTTAACAGAGCTATTTATTTTATCTTTTAGGTAAATAACACTATTAAAAAACATACCTAAGGCATTACCACCTTTAAGAACATTTTCTAATCTTCTTACAGGTATACCTAATATCTCACTAAGTCTTTGTGCAGCTTCTTCCCTAGTTTCAAACTTTCCAAATCCTTCTGTAGTAAATGGAGTCTCATCATCTTCAGCTACTTCTATTTCTGGAGCATCTGATTGTTTATCCTCATCTTTTTTAGACTCTTCTTCAGAAGTTTCTACTGGTTTAGTTCTTTTAAAATCTACGAGCTGACCAACTGAATCAATTATTTCATCTAAAGTTTCACTACTTTGTGTATTATTAACTATAAAACCTGTCCTATCTAGAAACTCAGTAAGGCTACTTAATAGCTCTAGTCCTTCTATAACATTTTCATTGTTATCGGCATCAAGGTTAGCCATTACTGTATCTAATATTTTTTGTATACTAGCTACAGGCCCATCATCTTCTTTTTTAACTGGAGGTTCAGATTCTACTTTAGGCTGTGGCTTAGGCTTAGCTGTAGGTTTAGCAGCTTGTTTTTGTAACTCTGAATGCTTTTTCTTACCCTTTTTATAATTAATAGAATTAGGTTTTACTTGTAATTCATTTCGTAAATCTGAAGATATAGACATCTTGTCCACTTCGTAAGTTTCTTCTGTAACTCTTTCAAAATCTGTAAGCTCTACTTCATACCCAGGATTTTCTTTATTACCTGCAATAAGAGATTGAAGAACTTTTAAGTGCTGTTTGAAAACTGTATTATAATCTTCTAAATTATTTATATCTCCTAAATCTATAATTAAGGAAGAACTTTCTTTAGATAGCTCATTAAGAATATTGTTATACTGTACTTCTTCATCAAATGATGTTACTTTACCATTTACTTTTTCACCTAATAGCTCATTTGCAACATACATTATTTTAACACCACTTGGAGTGTTAACAGCCATAAGCTTAGACGACTTACCATTTACAAAAACATTTGTGGCTGTTTTGTTTTGATAAGTAGATGAGTTTTTTTCCTTATAGGAAGCTCTAAACTGGATATTAGCTAATCTTTTACTTGCAACATTATCCTTCCAGTTTTTGTTATCAACTGCTAATCTTATTTTAACAAAACTAAGTCTTTCGTCTTTTCCAGATACAACTACTCCTACAGGAGCACCATTCACTGTAACTTCTGTATCAGATAAAGAAACAAGCTCATCTCCTTTCCTACTAAATAAGTCTGTTATTTTTTCTAATATACCATTATAAATAGCTTCTACTGTTTCTTCTTCTGTTTTAGCTACATAAGGTACTTGTAAAAATGGTATATGGTAAGAATTTCCTAATTTAATAACACCTCTAAGTTGATTAGAATCTGACTTGTTAGTCATACTACCTATTAATGAAGATCTTCTTGTTTTTACTTTATTACCTTTAATACTAGTAGTAGATAAAAAGATACTTAATTTGTTTAACTCTTCAGCATCAGCTTTTTTATCTAGTTTCTGAGGTGTCTCACTACCTTCTCTCCAGGCATATACAACAGTTTCTGATTTGTTTGTAACGTATATAGTTTTGCCAAATCCTAAATCTATACCATGAGTAGTTGGTTCGTATTTATCTCTTAGTAGAGGTTGTTCTGATTTGTCATAAATAGTACTAAAGCCAGAGTGTTGTAAGTTTAAAACTTTTGTTAAGTATTTTTCTACCCTAGAAACATCACCTGTCTTTTCTAATTCTTTCTTAGAAGTTTCCCAAATGTCATTAAGAGCTAAATAGTTAGCTACGAAAGCTTCTCCTTCTGGTGTAAACTCAAAAGTTTCTGGATCAACTAATGGGTTTTTTTCATTTTGAATTAAAGCTAATAAATTTTTATCTGTAAGGTCTAATGCTCCACCTTTCTTATGTTCAAATCTATTAGGGTCTAATAATCCTCCTATAAGAACTTGACCTTGAGCTTTGGCAGGATTATCTCCTAGTATTTTAGAAAAATCAATATATACTTCTACTCTTCTACCAAGTCTATTTCCTGCTTTAATTTTAAACTTAGGGTGTTCCCATTCAGAATCTGTTAACTCTACTTCTTCCCCTAATCTTACAGATATAACATTACTTCTTTCACTATCTGTTAATTCATATAAGAAAGCATGAATAGCCTTTTGAGCAGCAGCTTTTTGCTCTTCTGTGAGATATTTATTATATATCTCAGCTAGTTTAGAATTACCTATGTAGAATTTATTTTTATTATCTTTTTCTTCTTTTCTTAATTTACTTAACTCTTCTTTAATTCTTTTTAATTCTTCAGATAATTTTTTTGAATTAGCTTTAGAAGTAGCAGTATTTAAATTATTTAAAAGTTTAATAGCTTTTTCGTAGATATTCTTTAGTAGTAATAGCTTGGCAGCTTTAGCTAGAGAAGTATTATTTTCTACTTTTTGTCTCTGTTCTTTAAACCAATTTAAAACTCCTGCTTCATCTAAAGAAGAAGCTTCTGGATTTTGTTCCATAGCTTCTTTAGCATTGTTGATGTTTTCTTGCTGTTGATCTATCTTTTTATCATGAGCTTCTAAATCTTTAGAAATCTCTTGGTACTCCAGCATCAAATCTACATTTACATTTCTAATAGTAAGTAGATTATTTAATTCTTTTTTACCTTCTTTAGATTTTTCAACAGCTTCTATAGCTTTAGACATAGCTCTATAGGCTTTAATAGCTGCCTTTTCAGAGTTATCTAAATCTTTAGTGTCTTCTTTTTTAAGTAACTTTTCTAAATCCTTTTTTTCCATCAAGAATAAATCTGCTACTTTTTGTTTTACATTTTCTTCTACATTATTTTTGTATTGCTCATCTGTAAGCTCTGCTGTACTTGTATCTATGTTATCCATTAATACATCTACTATATCTTGAGGCATAATAGAAACATAAGCATCATTTACTTTTAATTTTAATGCAGAGTTGTTTATTTCTCTATTAGTTTCTCCTTGATACTCACTGTTAAATACATCTCTATAAATAGGAGCTAATGTATTTTTAATTAAGTCATTTGTAATATCAATAGCTTTCTTATTAAGTTCTTCTACTACAATAGCATTTGTAATAAGTTCTCTACTAATAGTATCTGCATTTTTTAAATATCCAAGTTTATTCTCTAGTTGAGTTTTTAATTCAGATATTTGATCTATTTTATTACTAACATACCTAGCTCTCTCTTTAGATTCTTTTTCAAGTTGGGCATCTGTTTTATTTTTGTTAGGGTCTATTAACTCAGAAGATTCTGTCTCAGCATCTAAAGCTTTAGGATTAATTAACAAAGACTCTCTTATTTCTGCACCTGTACTATTTTCAAGTATTGCTATAGTTTCTTTAAAATCATCTAGTTTTCCAGCTTCTGCAAAAGTAATAATATCATTTACTAGCTGCCCTGTTGTATTTACAGCTAAAGATACATCTTCTTGGTTAGCTTCATTTCTTTCTATATCATTCTCATAAGAAGAGTGGATAACAGCTCCTTTATATAAATTTTTAAAACTAGAACTTTCAATTATTTTATTTAAAGCAGTAACTTGTCCTCCAGCTTGTGCTCTTTCTTGCTTAATTTCAGAAACAGTTTCCATTACACCACCTGCCCACAAAGGACCACTAGCTCCAAGAACTTTTGATACGTTAGGGCTACCTACCATACCTGTAAATAAACCAGCTATACCCTCTTCCCAAGCATGGTCAAAATCTGTATAAGTATCTACAGCAGACTGTAAATACTGCCCTATAATGTCATTTGTAAAAGATAGGCCTTCTCCATCATTAGCTCTTAAAAGAATTTCTGAAGAGTAGTTATTAATAACTCCTTGTTGCATTTCTTCGTTAAATTCCATTAAAGGATTACCAAGAACTCTTAAAGCAGTTACAGTTTTTCTTTTTAAATTATTCTCTGCTAATTCATAACCTGTTTTAGTAGAACCTTTTATTAGTCCTAGTCCTAATTTATCTTTTGCTTTTCTCTTTAAATCTCCAACTATAGAATTAGGCCCTAAAATTTTATCTATACTAGTACCTTTAGTTAAAGGTTTTAATAATGTTTTAAATTGTACAAAATTAGAAATACTAAGTAAGCCTACATTCATACCAAACTGAACATTAGCCTTTTGAGTAGACAGTCTTTCAGCATCTTCTGGACTATACCCTTGAGATATTAATTCATTGTAAAATTCTTCTTTTCCATGGATGGCTTCTATTCTACCTTCACCTACTGCAGAACCCATAAGACCAGCTCCTTGAGAAGCTAAGTTGATTCCACTTAATGTTTTACTAGTAGTTTCTAATTCCTTTAAAATATCAGCAGCTATTTTAGGTTGTTGTTGTCCTAATTTAAATAAATCATCTCCATTTTTTACACCATACTCAGCATATTTTTTAACTAAGTCATCTGTTACTTTACCTCCATTCTTAGTTAGAGCTTTTCCTAACTGACCTGCTAATCTTTTACTAAATGCTTTTGTTAAACCTGCATAGGCAGCTCCAGAAGTAGCCACCATAGATAAACCTGCTCCAATGGTAAAACCCATATTTTTATAAATAGTATCTGCCCAAAAGTTAGCAGTACCTAGCCTTTGATACCAAGGAGTATCTCTCTCTTCTCTAGTATAATATAGAGGATTATTTTTTTCTACTGATTTTTGCCATTTAGACATTAAGTTAGAAAAACTATTATCTACTAATTTATTAGCATCCCAATTAAGTAAACTTTCTCCAATAGCAAAGGCTGTTCCAATAGTAGAATCAAAAAAAGTAGAAGCAGCTAGAGTACCCATTTGTAAAGTAGCTCTTCCCCATTTTTCTCCTGCTGTCTGAGCTAAAGCTCTCTGATCTTGAGAATAACCTAAATTACTAGGATTCCAGTCTATACCTTTTTCTAAAAAGGTTTGCTGCTCTTCTAATGACATACTTCCAGTCAAGTTAAAAGCATTTCCTTCTAAAAACCCTTGTTGCATTAAACTATTAGGGACAATAGCTGAATTAGGTTGTAAGTTTTTTGATTTTAAAAGATTTAATAAATCACTCATATATTATCTTAAGTTTAAATGTACATGCCCATTATGGTAAAATGCTCCAATTGCATTGGCTATTTTTTTCATTGCTTCCTCATCTTTAGTAGTCCCATCAGCATTTCTAACTACAAAATCTATTGCTCTTCCGTATAAATGGTTAGAGTTAGGAGCTGCTTCATTGTCTGGGTTTTGCATTAATTGAGCCTGCTCATTTAAACTTCTTAACCCTGATGTTATATCTATGTAAGTATTTTCAGGCAAGTGCTGTAATGCCATATATAATTGTTGATTTAATACAGGAGCTACAGTTGGGTCAATTCTAAAATTTTCATCCTTAATTTTTACTTTATCGTCAACTCCTTGTAAAGTAATTGCTGTTGACATAGGAACACTGTTTTCATAGGTTTTGTATATATATTGTTCTCCTGTCTCTGTATTTAAATCTAAAGGTGTATAAGCTACTAAAGTCTGTAATAAATCTGTAAGAATTCTATCGTCTAATTTTTCAGTACTCACAGGAGTATTAAAGTCTTGTTTAAGTGTTTGAAGTATCTCACCAGCGGAACTTGGATTTGCAAGATAGAAAGGGTTTCTAACTATCATTTGAAATGCACTTTCTAAAAGAGCTACTTCTTTTTCACTACCTACTTCTATATTTAAAGGTACTTTATTATCTCCTATTTTTACAGAGCCTATTAAACTATTTTCTTTGTTTCTTGTCCAGACAATATTTATATCATTTTGAGAGTATGTAGCCCCATAAGAATTATCCTCTTTAAATAAACTACTAGAAGAATAACCTTTAGTATCTATATCACTCATAACTTGTTGAGTTCTTTTTAATTCTTCTGCTTTTATTTGAGTATCTAATTCAGTATCATATATTATTTTTTTAACCATAGCATCAGACATAGGAATTTCTACCCAGTCTGTACTAATACTTTGTTTTTCTAAACCTTGTTTAGCCTGATTGTATTGATTAGATTTATCATCAATTGGTAAATTAGGAATTCTGACATCAAACATATATTTATCTCTACCTATATCATATCTTACTTGCCATTCAAAAATTTCCTCCTTCCCATTAATATTAGTAGTTATTTTTACCCCTTTGCCTTCGTCTAATGAAGTAATATCAACTCCTTTCAGAACATCAAAAAGATAATCAGCTTGTTCCTTTTCTAGTTGTTTGTCAGTAGATACTATTCTAAACTCTGAAGCATCTACACTCCTACTTAATAAATCTTTACTTATAAAAGTAGCTACATTAGTTACTAAATTATTTATAGAAGTGTTGGTAGCATTGTCTGTCAATGCAAAATTAGTTACAGTATAAGAATTGTTATCATAAGTCCTAACATCAGTCATGGCTTTTGTCATCTCTTCAAATTCTGCTTGTTTTTGTGGATCCGAAATAATATCTCCAATAGTCAAATTAACAAACTCTTCTTCTACCATATTTCTTTTAAACTGTTCGTAAGCTGGACCTATTTTATCAATCTCTGCTTGAGTTTCTTCGTCAACTTCTCCTATAAACATATTTGGATCATATAAAGCCTCTAATCTAAAAGGGCTTTTAAAATCATCCCATTCTTTAGTATAATATTCAGATGTACTAGTATAGTAGTCTTTAAATTCTTCCCAAAATAAAGGATCTTTAGAAAGGTATCTATATTTAAAATAATCTTCTTCTACAGCTTTTAATTTTTCTTCGTATGTAGCATTTTTTATTTTGTTTTCTATCTCATCTGTTTCTACTCCAAATCTATCAAATACAGCATTTTTGAAATTTTCTAATATTTTAATATTATTTTCGTAATCTAGACTTGTTTGATTTAAAGTATTATAAGAACTATTATTATTTACAAACCCTCTATAACGAGTTACAGCATCATTATATAAAACCTTAGCTTCATTTATATCTTTAATAATTCCATCTTTTATCATAAGATCAAAAGCACCTCCTTCTTCTATTAAGTCGTCAAAAGTACTCATAACATTTGCTGTGATAATTCCGTTTTCTATAGTTACATCTATACCTATAGCTCCCATTATTGCAGCATTCTCTTCACTTAAGGTTCCAATAAACTTATCAGATTCATCTTTTATCTTCTCATCAATACTTAATTTATGCTCTTCGTATTTTTGGTAAGAAGTAGTTACTACATTTTGTAAATCATTTATACTAGTTTTTTCAAAAGCTTTTCCAGTGGATTCTTCTACTGCTTCTATAATTTTACTATCATGCTCTGAATAGACACCTTCCTTAACTTCTACAGGAGTCCATATATCTTGCACATTAAACTCTTCATCATCTGAACCTGTCCCTTTTCCTCCTCCTAGTATGTTTCTTTTCTTAGTCATATCTGTTTTTTCATAAGAAATAAACCTAGATACAGGTTGTAACACATCCATTTGATAATCTTCCCAAGTAGCTTCTCTTCCATAATTATCTAAAAATTGTGCTTTATAAAAAAGTACATCGTCATTATTAGAGTTCCATAAACTTTGTCCCATAGAATATCTACCATCTACAGTATTAACTACTACATCCATTATTCTCTCATAAGTCCTATCCTCTGAGTAAATCTTTGTCTGCTCGTCATATACCTCTATTTTCCCTGTAAGTGTATTTGTTCTATATTTAATACCACTATCTTCTAAGATACTTGTAGTGTTAGCTCTTACATACTTGTCCAAGAATTCAGATGTATTTTCCATATATGGAACATAATCTAAAAATTGATAGTCTAGTTCAGTTTTAGAAAAAGCTTGCTTAGGCATTCCATTTTCATTATAGAAATTATGAACACCTTGGTCTAACTTACCTGTTTTCTTCTTCTCTTGATAAAATGGTGTCCATACTTTAACATCCTCATTTATGGCAGCAACTCTTTCATCTTGCATAATAGATGAAGTCAAAGCAGTTATTTTTCCTTTAGATACATTTCCAGTAGCATATAGCTCATCTTGTAGCTCTTGAATTTTAGGGTTGTAGTCATCTAATAATCCTTGTTTAGCTTCTACTGTAAATACTCCACTTTCTGGTATTAAACTGTCTAACAAAGATACAGCCTCTGATTTATCATCAAAATTCTTTTGCTTTTTTTCTAGACCTGCAGCAAGTTCTTCAAAAGGAAGCTGCCAAGGGGTAACTTCTTGTTGCCCTGCTAATTGTAAAGTTTGACTTATTGGAATTGGCATGATTATTCTCCCTCTGGTTTTCTAAATTCTAAAAGATTTTCTTCTTTCCCAGTACCTAAAGCTTTTATGACACTTTTCATATTATCTTGAGTTATAGTAAATTCAGGGAAAGCTTCTTGCAATATTTTTAACTGTGCAGCATTAGTAATACCTTGGTTTTTAGTTAAACCTAAATCTACTAAAGCTTTACCTGTTTGCTCTGCACCAGTAAGTCCAGTAGTAATGGCTAAATCTTTTCTAGTTTGTCTATCTATTGCTTCCTTATCTGCTTGTCCAACATTAAACTGAGATCTTTGCATATCTAACTGGTCTTTTGACATAGCTAATTGAGTGTTTAATCTGGCAGCTTCTCGTTGAGCATCTTGAATAGCTTTAGTAGAACCAGCTGTTACAGCAGATTTCATATCATCACTACCTAACTGAGTTAAACCTGCTCTTGTGGCTGCACCTTCTTGTCTAGCAGTTCTTTCCATATCAGCAGTACTTATTTTCTGCTCTCTT